GACGAACATCGCTGAGGACTTGGATGAAGACAAGCTCAACGAAATAGCCAATCAAGTCTATGATGGGTATGTGATCGACTGCAAATCGCGTCAACATTGGGAAGACAACCTTGAAGAATGGACTAAACTTGCTCTGCAAACGCGTGAGAAGAAGTCTTTCCCTTGGCCTAATGCTAGTAATATTAAATTTCCCTTGCTTGCTATCGCGGCCATGCAGTTCTCAGCTAGAGCTTATCCTACCCTCATTCCCTCTGATGGGAAGATTGTTCATGCTGAGGTTATCGGTGCCGATCCAGATGGCAAAAAGTCTGAGCGTGCAGAGCGTGTAAGTGACTTCATGAGCTACCAACTCATGAAACAGATGGATTCGTGGGATGAAGACATGGACAAGCTCCTGCTTATCCTGCCTATCGTGGGCACATGCTTCAAAAAGACCTACTATGACTCTATTAAAAAGAAGAATTGCTCTAAACTCGTTCTTCCTAAGGACCTGGTAGTCAATTACTGGGCCTCTTGCTTGGATGAAGCAGAGCGTAAGACCGAGCGTATTGAAATGTCTAGGCGTGTCTTCAAAGAACGCCAGATGGCTGGCCTGTTTTTGGACGTTGACTTGTCCAAACCTACTATGCCCTTGTCTATTGACAACAATACACAGCGGTCAACCACCGGAACTCAGCCTCCTGTAGTCGATGACACCACTCCTTACATCATTCTTGAGCAGCACACCTACCTGGACCTAGATGATGACGACTACGCTGAGCCTTACATCGTCACTTTCGAGGAGCAATCTAAGAAAGTCCTGCGAATTGTGGCAAGATTTGACAGTGAAGGGATAAAAACAGATGACAACGGCGACCTTATCAAGATCGAGGCAGTGGAGTACTACACCAAGTATGGCTTTATACCTAATCCTGATGGTGGTTTCTATGACATCGGCTTTGGTCTTCTCCTTGGTCCGATAAACTCCAGTGTAAACACCATTGTCAACCAATTGGTTGATGCTGGTACGCTACATAACCTACAATCTGGCTTCTTGGGCAAAGGATTGAGGATCAAAATGGGAGATGCTCCCCTCCGTCCAGGGGAATGGAGAGTTGTCAACGCCACAGCAGACGACATCTCTAAACAAATCTACCCAATGCCCCTTAAAGAACCTAGCAAGGTCCTCTTTGAGCTTCTGAGCTTACTTATTAGCTCGGCTAAAGAGCTTGCCAGCGTAGCAGAAATCTTTGTGGGTAAGATGCCTGGGCAAAACACCCCCGCTACTACAACCATGGCTACGATAGAGCAGGGAATGAAGGTATTCACGGCTGTTTACAAGCGTGTATACCGCAGCCTCACAAAAGAACTCAAAAAGTTGTACCGGTTGAACAGAATGTACCTTGACCCCCAGGAGGAAGTACTTATTCTTGACGGTCCCATCGGTAACGGAGACTTCGAGGAAAAATCTTATGATATATGCCCGGCTGCCGACCCGCAAGCTACGAGTACTCAGGAGAAAGCTGCGAAGGCTTCTGCTCTCACAGAACTTCTACCTCTTGGCACCTTGGACCCGATGGCAGTTACTCTGCGTATTCTCGCAGCGCAAGAACAACCTCGGCCCCAGGAACTTGTCCGCCAAGGTCCTCCTCCCCCCGACCCGAAGGCGCAGGAAGCCCAACAACAGATGCAGTTAGAGCAACGTAAAGTTGAGACTCAGCAAGGTATCGCTCAGTCCAAACTGCAAATGGACGCGGCTAAGGCACAACTTGATGCCCACGCTAAGCAACAAGATATGGTTATGAAACAGCAACTCCAAGCACAGGAGATGCAGCATAAAGAAGCAATGGCAGCACTTGAAATGAAGCTTGAGGCCATTAAAGGCCAGATAGCTGTTGCAGGAGATCAGATTGCTGTTCAGCAAAAGACTTCTGCTACCAATCAAGAGCACACTCAAAAGATGCAACACAACGAAGAGCAGCATCAGCAGAAGATCAAGCAGATGAAGCAGACTCCTAAACCTAAAACTAAAGGGAAATAATGTTATCTAAAGACGATTTTCAAAGTTGGAAGGGTAATGAAGTAACCTATGCGTTTATGTTAAGTATGCACCAAAGGGTGCAAGATTTGAAGGAAACACTAGCTGGAACCGCAGGGGTAGACCCACTGCAAGATCGCTTTATATGTGGGATGATCCGTGCATTCAGCGAAGTGATACATGTCGAAGTCGATGAAGTTATACAGGAGAATGACCCAAATGCTTAAGCCTTTAGGCCCTAGAGTAATTATTACGCCGGATGATTTTGATGATGCAGACCCGGTTTACGCAGCAGCAAAGAACGCAGGAATAGTTCTGCAACGTGACAAACGAGAGCAACAAGCAGTCGTAATTGGTACAGTGGTGGCAATCGGCAGCATGGCTTTCCATGAACCGGTTGGTGATGGTACACCTTGGTGTGCAGTTGGTGATCGTGTTTACTACGCGAAGTTTGCAGGTAAAGACATTACTGATCCTGAAACCAAACAAGACTATCTGCTACTGAACGATGAAGACATCTGTGCCCTTATTGTTCACACCAATGGAGAAGCGAAATAATGACCGAAGAGACGAAGGTCGAAGACACAAAAGTTGAAACCCCCGCAACTGACGTTGTGCAGGCGGAACCCAATGTCCATGAATCTCAAGCAATGGCTGAGGGATGGCGTCCGAAGGACGAATGGAAAGGTGATCCAGATGAATGGAAAGATGCTAAAACCTTTCTACGCGATGGTGAACTCTTTAAGAAAATTGAAGAGATCAAACGTGAAAACAAGAATCTAAAGAAGACTGTAACTACAATCAAGTCTCACTATGACCGTGTAGCGGAAACAGAGTACGCTCGCGCGATGGCAGACCTTAAGGCCCAGAAGAAGGAAGCCCTTGTTGCTGGTGATCCTGATAAGGTCATTGAGATTGATGAGAAGATTGCTGAGGCTCGTGAGGCCAAGCAAGCTCCTAAGACACAAGAAGCAGTCGAACCGCAAGTGCAACCTGAGTTTGTAGCTTGGGTAGCAGCTAATCGGTGGTATGAAACCAATACTGAATTGAGGACTTTTGCAGACACTACTGGGTATGCGTACGCGCATAGTCATCCTGGTGCTGCTCCTACAGAAGTGTTCAAATATGTTTCAGAGAGAGTAGCGAAAGCTTATCCAGAACTCTTTCGTAATCAGCGCAAGGACGCTCCGAATTCTGTTGAGGGTGGTTCCGGTCCTCGGAAAAGCCCAGGGAAAACAGCAAACGTCGTCTTGTCGGAGGATGAAGAAAGAGTAATGAAGCGGTTAGTTCGCTCAGGGGTTCTCACAGAAGAACAATATAAGAATGATTTGGCAAAACTTGATGGACAAGGGAAACGCTAACATGGCAAACAAACGGAAATCTGTATCTGAAACGGTTGTTGAAGCGCCTGCTGAACAAACTACTCAACGTGTTGCTTACCGGGCTGGTATTTCCGGGAAGCGCAATCGCCTGACTGTTAGGGGTAAAGACCCCGATTTTGTGTACCGTTTCGTCAATGATGTTGACGACAACGTTCTTGCCAAACAAGAGCGTGGGTATGAGCATGTTACACATAAGGTCGTTGTTGGAGACAAACGGGTTGCCACTCCGCAGGTTGGGGACGGCAGCGTGACACAACAGAATGTTGGTGGCGGCACCAAGGCTTATTTGATGAGGATACGCAAGGACTGGTATCTGGAAGATAAGAAAGCCAAGGACCAAGAAGTCAACGACATCGAAGCGGCTTTCATGGGAAAAAGTGCTGGTGACTATGGTACTGTTAAAATGGAACACAAGACTGACGGTCAAGCTCCTAAGACGGATGACTACGAACTCGCTAAGTCTTAACAGTATGAGACTCGCCATTACCTTTACTATGGAGGCTAATTGACTAAACTCTAATTAAGGAAACTTAATAATGGCGAACGTAACTCGTACTAACGGATTCAAACCCGTTAAGCACTTGTCCGGCGCTCCGTATAACGGCCAGTTTAATATCTATGAAATCGTAGTTGGTGATGGAACACTCACTAACGTCGGTGACTTGGTAAAAGCTGACGGCGGAACGGCGACAGATGTGTATCCTACGTGTGTGCGTCACGGTACTTCCGGTGAGGTAACTTCCGGTTTGGCCCTTGGCGTGATCGTGGGATTCTTGCAATTGAGTGGTACGGCTGGTACTAACCAAGCGCAGCCTAATCTTGATGTACCTGGGATTATGCAGCGTGCCGCTTCCACGAAGCGATATGCAATGGTGGCAGACGATCCGAGTATCATCTTCGAGGTTAAGGACGGCGGTACTGTTCCTTGCACCTTGACGCAAATCGGGTTGAACACTGGTTTCATGGCAACGGCAGGGTCCACTGTGACCGGTGCTAGTGGCATGGTTTCTGGTACAACTGCCCCGACAACGACGAACTCTCTCCCCCTGAAAATAATGGGTATCGTGAACTCACCTGACAATGCCTCGGCTGCGACCGACCAACGTCTTCTGGTCATGATTAACCAACATTATTACATGGGCGGACAGACTGCCACTTAAAGGGGAATGAGCTATGACTATCAATTCTAGTAGTTTTGCAAAAGCCCTCTACCCTGGCGTCAACACTTGGTATGGTAAAGAGTACACTGAGTATCCTGTTCAGTGGACCTCTCTGTTTGACAAGTTTACCTCTAGTCGTGCTTGGGAAGAGGATGTTGGTACGTCGGGCTTCGGTCTGGGTCGTATCAAGCCGGAAGGCGCTTCCATCGAGTACGACACGGAGAAGCAGGCGTTTACGACCCGTTACGTGCATGTGGTCTATGCACTTGGGTTCGTTATCACCCGCGAAGTTTTTGACGATGACCTGTACGACGTAGTTGGTCAACGCAAGGCGACGGCTCTGGCCTTCTCCATGCGCCAAACCAAGGAAGTCGTGGCGGCGAACGTGTACAACAGGGCGTTCAACGGCTCCTTCACCTTCGGTGACGGTTCCGCACTGTGCGTCAACAACCACGCTAACGTAGCTGGTGGTACGTGGAGTAACATCCCGTCTACGGCTGCGGACATCAGCGAGGCTGCTCTTGAACAAGCTTTCATCGACATTAGTGGGTTCACAAACGACCGTGGCTTGCTGATTAACGTGAAGCCGAAGCAACTGATTGTGCATCGTAACGATGATTTCAACGCGAATAAGATCATGAAGACGGAATACGAGGTTGGTACTAACAACAACACCGTGAACGTCGTACGTGGTCGGTTCCCTGGTGGGATCACCGTTAGCCAGTTCTTGACGGATACGGATGCGTGGTTTATCCGTACTGACGTTAAGAACGGGATGAAGTACTTCGAACGTAGGGCCGATAGTTTCGACATGGATAATGACTGGGATACTGAGAACGCGAAGTTCAAAGCGTCTGGTCGTTACTCCTTCGGGAACACGGACCCGCGTGCAGTGTACGGCTCTCCTGGTGCCTAACCAGGTTATTGACGCCCCCTTCGGGGGGCGTTTCCAACTTTAAGGAAACGTCAATATGGCTATTTCTCCGATGCGTATTCCGGCTGGCGTAAGCACAGCCGCTAAAAATACTACCCTGTATAATTACATCGCTGAGGACCCCACTAAGGTCCACGTAAGCTTCGATGACTTCTCCAGTTACACGGCTGGTGATTGGGTGGTGACTGAAACGGGTTCTGGGTCGCGTGCCCTGACTGCCGGTAATGGTGGGCTTCTGCTCATTACCAATGCGGCAGCGGACAACGACAACAACCAGTTCCAACGTGTAAAAGAGCATGTGCTGATGTCTGCTACGAAGCGGGCTTGGTTCAAGACTCGTTTGAAAATGAGTGACGCTACCCAAACCGACTTTGCGGTTGGTCTGATGGCACTCGATACTGACGTGTTCAGTTCAACTGGTGGTGATGGTGTGACAGATGGTATCTTCTTCTACAAGGATGACGGCGTTGCGACTCTTGACTTCTATGTACAGAAGAATACTACCACTGGGCAAAATACATCTGCTGCTGTTACTACTCTGGCTGATGACACGTTTGTAACTCTGGGATGGTACTTCGATGCTAATGGTACATGTCAGGTCTTTGTGAATGACGTGCAAATCGTGACCCTCGATGCCTCTGCGACGTTCCTGCCCGATGCCAACTTGTCGATGAGTTTTGCCATTAAGAATGGTGAAGCTGTTGCCAAGACGATGACGGTGGATTACGTCTTCTCTGCAATTGAACGTTAAGGAAAACAACTATGTCAAATCTTGCGCTGTCAGATTACGGACGTAACGGGCAAGTATTCACGGCTTGTAACCAAGCTGCGGCTACTGTAACTCTTATCAACACTAGCACGGCAACTGGGTTCATTCTTTCCAATCCGTTCGGTTCCGGTAAGAAACTAATCCTTACGAACGTCACGTTCCAATATACGACTGTTCCTACGGCTACTGCAATTGTCTTCTATTGTATGTCCGTTGCTCCTAGTCCGGTTGCCCACGCTTCTGTCACGGCTCTCACCGTGTACGCTGGCGATGGCTCTGGTGCCAGTAACAACGCTGTTGGTCGTGCCTATAGTGCTTCTACTACGCCTAACCTTCCTGTCTATGTAAGGCCGCTTGGCTACTCGCCGACGACCCCTGCAACGACCGGCGCGTTGACGTATGCCCTCAACCCTGAGGGTGACTTGATTCTCGTTCCTGGTAGTTATGGTCAGATTAGTTATATCACCACCGCTCCGGTTGGTATTACTAGCATGACTTGGATTGAGGTTCGTGCTTAAGTAATTTTTTCCGATTGAGGACTCAGGGGGACCACTCTACGCAGGGTTCCCTTGATTTCGCTCTTCTAAGGATACTAAAATGGCTACTAACGTTGTTGCAACTGTACTGAATGAATCCCAAGCTAAAATTCTCGTCCACTATCTTATCACCAGCGATGGTGTAGATGGTGAAATCACCAATCTGATTATACTCGACCCGCAGACGGGCTTTGCTCCTCCTCTCAATGGCGATCAGCTTAAGTACCCCTTTCTGCAATGCACCATCCTTCAAATCTGGGAGCAAGGGTCCTGGTTCGACATGGTGCTCAGCTTTAACGCTGCTGCTCCCCTGCCGGTATGGGTGTGCAATCGAGATGGATCGAATTACTATGACTTCCGTTATTTCGGGGGTTTGAAGGATCGTTCCCAACAAGATGCTGACGGTAAAGTCCTCTTGACCACTAATGGTCTTGACGGGACAGCCTTGTCTATCGGGACGCTGGTTATCGAATTCAAGAAGGATTAAGCACATGGTCGCCCATGCACGTAGAGTTAGAGGCAGTCAAATCTCTCGCAACATTCAGATGCGTGGGTTGACTGCCTTTGGTCGTTCTGGGGCACCAACAGGTCATGGTACTTCCTTTGGTCCTGAGTTGGTTCCAGATGGTCAGTTCAATATTGATACTAGTAACTGGACTCCCACTAATGCCACCCTATCTGTGGCTGGTGGTGCCATGAGGGTTACTAATACTGCCGGTAACGTAGATATGTCAGATATCACTATCACCACTATTGTAGGTACTACCTATATAGCTAAGGGAACCTTTGTAGGTCATGTATCTACAGGTAACACTTTCTTTAGTGTAGGAACATCTGCTGGTGGTGTACAATATCAACAGATTAATATGGGTGTTACTTTAGGTGTGTATTCAATTACATTTATGGCGACCACGACAACCACCCACATCTCTTTTGCTGGTTCCAGTATTTCTGTTGCTGCTGATACCTTTGATATAGACAATGTCTCCTTAATGGCGGTGAACTAACATGAGTAAATTCGTATCCGGTGAATGGAAAGCCCTCTGTGATTCTTGCGGGGTTGAATTCAAAGCTAGCCAACTGCGTAAGCGTTGGGATGGCTTTATGGTCTGTGACGCTGACTGGGAGACCCGCCATATTGCTGATTTCATCAAGGCTCCTAAGCCAGAGACTCCTCTGCCTTGGACCCGTCCTGATGACCACGACGTAGAATCTGCTGCACCTACTTACATCAGCCAATCTACCGGTACGCAGGAACATATAATTCCAACAGCCCCTACGGGCAACAGAGGGACTCTATGACTACTACAGTCTTTACTAATGGTGTAACACTAACTGACGCAGGATGGTTTAATGATGTCGATGCGATTGCCTACGATGGTCTTACCACGCAAATACTTGTGGGTGGAGGTTCTGGCGTACTTGGTGTGTGGACTACTGCTACCGGGAGTGGTTCTCCTGTACGTGCTACTACTCCCACTCTTGTAACTCCTGTCCTTGGTGTTGCTACCTTTAGCACTCTAACTGGTTCAGGCAATACTAATGGCACAATCAACTTCCTTTTAGGGACAAATAGTTCTACTGGCACTGCTTCCGTATCTGCTGCTAACCTTGTAGCAGGAAGCACTAATGGTGCTTACTTCTCTACAAGCCAAGGATATACTCCTTCTGGTAACTTCCTAGCATCGACAACCAACTTCTATGGAGATGGTGTTGGTGGTGTGGGAATTATTGCTGTTGGTGGACCAATTATTTTCTATGCAACTAATACGTCTGCGATGACTATTAGTTCAACCGGTGTGGCAATACCTGGTACTCTTGGAGTCACTGGTAACGTTGCTGTCAACACTAACAAGTTCAACATAACTGCTGCTTCTGGTAACTTTACATCTGCTGGTACTGGGCAAGTAGCTACTGGTTTTGCTGTTGGTGCTGCAACTCCTGGCACTGGTGGTGTAGCCTTTCCTGCAACTGCTGTAGCTGTGGCTGATGTGAATACCTTGGATGACTACGAGGAAGGCACTTGGACTGGTTCTCTTGGAGGTTCTGCTACCTATAATAACAATACAGGAACCTACACTAAAATAGGAAGACAAGTTCACGCTCAAATTGATATGAATGTGAATGCTATTGGAACAGGATCAACAACTACTATTTCTGGTCTTCCATTCACTGCTGCTAACCAACAAGGTTTTGGTGGCACTGTTACATTCTGGGCTACTCTTGCCACAACAGCCCTTAATATACAAGCAGTAGTTGGACCAACTACTAGTACTGTTACTTTTAATGGAGCAACAGCAGCCAATGCTTCAAGCACTAATACCATAGCTATTTTTGGCAATTCCGCAAGAATTACCTTTAATGTACACTATACGGTGTAACCATGCCAATAATCAAAGATGAAATTCTAGCACGCATCCAAGCCATTCATGACAAGGCTGACTTCGACGTGAACCAAATCCGTTCCAAAGAAGCAGCCGATGTGAATGCTCTTCAAACTGTAGTTCAACAAGCCCAACAATGGATCAATCAAGACACCGATCAATTCCAGGCCCTCGTCAATAAGATCGTAGCACTTGTGAGGCAGACATAACATGGACCAGGTAAAGTTCTCTCTCGATATGCTTAGCTTTACAATTATCATAGGGACTATCATAGATGCCCTGCCCTCTATTGCGGCAGCGATGTCTATCGTCTGGCTATCTATGCAAATGTACGACTGGATTCAAGTTAAGAGGAGAGAGATGTGACTACCTCCGGTTCTGTTGACTTCTCTGTAACCAGGGACCAACTCATCACTGCAGCACTCCAAAATATCGGGGCTATCGGGGATGGGGATACTCCCACAGCTACTCAGGTAACTGAGGCTAGCATCCTACTCAATATGTTGGTAAAGGCTAAGATGGCAGATGGTATGCCTCTCTGGGCCTTGAAGACAGGATTCCTACTGCCTCAAACCGGTGTGTCCCAAATCTCTCTTGGGCCTTCCGGTGGGCACGCCACTCTTTCCTACACGCAAACCACACTGTCTGCCGCTGCTGCGGCGAGTGCCTCCACGATTGTAGTTACTTCTGCAACGGGGTTCACAAGTGGATATAACATCGGAATTGCGCTTGCTGACGGGACAATGCACTGGACAACCATCAACGGCGCTCCAGCCGGTACAACGATCACTCTTACAACGGCATTAGCCTCTGCAGCTTCCAGCGGAGCTTATGTGTACGTTTATCAAACCAAACTCCAAAGACCTTTAAGGATCATTGATGCTTACAGACTTGATGTGGCCTCTACGAGTCGCGCACCCATTAACATTGTCACCTACACTCAATACAGAGGACTCGGCAACCATACAAGTGCCAGCGAACCCAACCAACTGTATTACGATCCCCAACTCGACAACGGGGTTGCCAGTGTATATCCCCGTTTCTACGGAGGTCAGTTCGTTGTTGAGTTCAGGTTCCATCGTCCCTTTGAAGACTTTGATGCAGCTAGCGACACCCCAGACTTCCCTCAAGAATACTATCTCCCCCTCATGCTCAGTCTTAGCTGGATACTCGCCGCCAAAAACGGAGTAACCCTAGAGGAGCGTAAGCTCCTGATGCAAGAGTCCACAATGATGTGGGCTTTGGCTTTGGGCAATGGTACTGAGGAAGGAAGCCTTTTCGTACAGCCTGACTTTAGAGAATACCGTGGCTAGGGGCGCTCAGAAAGTTCCATTGATGGCAGAGGACATCATAAGGTTTCCTCTTGTTGCTGCCTATGACACTCGTAACCTAGATAGTTCCAACACGACTATCACTAGCTCTAGCGTGGTGGGTCTTGGTGTGGTCGGGATAATGATCGTCGGGGCTACCTCTACAGCCTTGAAAGACAAGAAGTTTATCAACTGCTTCCCTGAGAAGATTAGTAGTCCCCTTACTGGGCAATCTAAGACTTATGTGACCAAGCGCCCTGGGTGGGCTGCCCTGAACACACCTGCTGCTGGTCAACTGGCTACTGCCTTAACTGTCTGGTCTGTATCCAACGACGAAGTGATTTCTGCCTTCGGTTCTACCAACTCGACCATCTACAGTGGCACTTCTAGCCTTGGGGCTATCACTGGCATGGCTACAGGTTTTGCTGAGACTATCTTGGCTGGTACAGCTAATCTTCTAATTCCTAGCACAAACAACACAGCTTGGTTCTATCCTGCTGGTGGGGCACTAACTCAGATAGTTGATGCTGATTTCCCAGGTAATGTGGCAGGGCAAACGATCACTGGCAACTTCGTCATCATGGATGGATTTGCTTATATCATGACTACAAGTGGTCGCATCTACAATAGCGACCTTAATTCAATCTCTTCTTGGACAAGTGCTAGCTTTAGGGAGGCTAACATGTACCCAGATAAGGGCATTGGCCTAGCCAGGTTTAAGAACCTGTTGGTGGCCTTTGGAAAGGAAACAGTTGAGTTCTTCTACAATTCTGGTCAGAATCCTGTTGGTTCTCCTCTTGATAGATATGAGCAGGGATTTGTACACTTTGGATGCCTTAATCAATACTCCTTTACACAGTTGGAGGATACGCTTGCTTGGGTATCTGCTTCTGATCGTAGTGGTATTGGAGTCTATATTTTAGACGGACTGCAACCTAAACGTATCTCTACCCCCGCTATCGACACCCAACTCTCTCTTGTGAATACAAACAGTGTCTTCATGGGAAGTTTGAAGATTGTAGGTAAGACCTTCATCGTAATCACTACTAGCTCGACTACCTTTGTGTACTGTGTGGAAGACGAAGCTTGGCATGAGTGGCTCTGTGGTAATAACGGTCAACCTGCTTGGCATCACATCTCCGGCACATCCTCTGGCACTCGTTTAGTTTATAGTGCTTCTAGGTCTATGAGTGATGGTAAGATATACATCATTAACCCAGGTGCTCTCCAGTACGCAGATGATAGTAGTGTCATTAACATGATTATCCAAAGTGGTAAGTTTGATGGGGATACAATCAACAACAAGTTTGTCAACCGAGTAACAGTTGTTGGGGATCAAACAGCCACTTCTGCCCTTGTTACTATTTCTTGGAGTGATGACGACTATCAGAACTTTACTAATGGTCGCACTGTTGATATGAGTACACCCTGTCCTAGCTTGAAGAACGTGGGCAAGTTTCGTAGGCGTGCTTGGAAAATATCTAACCAAACCAATGTTCCCATTCGCATTGAGGCTCTCGAATTTGAACTTCGTCAAGGGATACACTAATGTCCTATGGAGTCAAGAAACCCTCGGAATACGATTCCCTCGATTCCTTTAATTACCGGCAGTGGTTCCAAAACGTATATAGTTACATACGCTCCCGCGTACAAATTCATGATGCTACCGCAAATTACACCGTGGAAGCTAATGTATATATGGTACGTGCAGACGCAACTATTGGTGCTAGGACTATTACCCTTCCTACTCCTTTGCTGATCGCAGGTAGGCAGATCACTGTCAAGAAGGTAGAAGCCACAGCTAACAACGTAATCGTGCAATCCCTGAATGGAGAACTTATTGATGGGGCTGCCACTAAGACATGGAACTCAGGCTGGCTCAGTTATACCTTTATCTCGAACGGAACTACTTGGGACATCATCTAAATGGCTTACGAAAATATGGGCACCGGCCCTGCCGGGCCTACAGGAGTACAGGGACCAGCGGGTAACTTAGGTCCCCCAGGATTAGGAGTAGAAGGTGAAGAAGGTGAACAAGGTCCAATCGGACTTACTGGCCCCCAAGGGGCAACTGGAGCAACAGGAAATACAGGCGCAACGGGCGATACTGGTCCACGCGGGTTCAGTGGTTTCGACGGGAGTGATGGAGATGAAGGCCCAATGGGACCGCCTTCACAAGTCCCAGGGCCGACCGGCGCTACGGGACAACAAGGACCGACGTTCCTTGCCCTCCGGGGCGATGATGGTGACGATGGAAACATGGGACCACCAGGCCCAACCGGAGCGGCAGGAACAGCGGGAACCAACGGAACAAACGGTGCCGCAGGACAGCAAGGACTACCAGCCCTAATCTATGGTGCTGATGGGGATGATGGGGATTCAAATTTAGGTGCCAGAAGTTATGGCAATGTGACTAGAGGAATGCTGGATGCAACAGCTAAGAACTGGGTCTTTCTAGGTCAAGCCACAGCTAGTAATGCTGTTAGAACTGGAACAATCACATGGGTAGGAGCATTCAAGCAACTTAGGTTTGAGTACTTCATTTCTGGTTATAATGGTGCTGCTGTTGGTAGATTACTTATTGGACCTACTGGTGGTATAAGTGAAACGGGTACTACCTTTTCTGCTGTTCAAACAACTAATATATCGGGTACTGTTGCTGGATTCACAACTGTAAGTATCCCTGGTTGGCCCACTGCTAGTAGTGGTAGTATTGCTGCTGTTGCTAGGTGGGGAACTATATATGTTCAGAATGTGGCTGGTTCAGTAAAGTACATGTGGGGTAATGGTGCTTATGGTGGTACTGCTGCTACTACTGCTCCTACAGGAATTACAATGAGTGGTCTATTCAACGACTCGACCAACTTAGTATTGAAAGCAGAACTAGCTGTATATGATCTGAACACTTCTACCACTGTATCTGCTCAAACTTTTAACTCAGGAACCTACCTCAATGTCTGGGGTAGGAACGACGACTAGGAGACTTAAATGGCTGGAACAATTAAACGTACCTTTGGGCCACTGGCCCTGACAACTACCCTGACGACCAACGTGTATAACAACTCGTCGGCGTTGATCTATGACGTGATTAAGCACATTCACATCATCAACAAGACTGGCTCTGCTGCCACTTTCACTCTCTATCTGGGTGCGACGGGCGCTAACACGGCTGGTACGGAACTGTGGACTGCTGTCTCTATCGCAGCTAACAGCGCCTTTGACTGGTATGGCAATATGAAGATGCTCTCTACTGACTTCCTGGTAGGGGGTGCTGGCACTACTACTGCTCTTACCATTACTGGTATGGGCGAACAATTCGTTGTGTAACGGAGACTCATAATGGCAATGACTAGGCAACAACTAGAAGCTGAGTTTTACAAACAAAATCCGTCAGCCCCAAGTCAGGACTTGTCGGGTTTTGATCTGTCCTATTTGGAACCTAGAGTTGGGCAGCCAGGGTCTTATCTACCTCAAACTGCTAATGGACAGAACTATCAGCAATGGCGTGCTGAATTAGATCAATGGAAACCCACTATCAATTATGATACTGGTGGCTATGACTATAAAAATAGTCAAACCGGTCAACTTATAACTGATGCTGCCTATAAACAGAAGGCCACTTATCCTGCTGGTGGTCTTGTTGGTGGACCAAGTAAAGCACTCGTCGATTCACTATACAAGAATGTGTATGGAATAGGCTATTCCCCTGGCTATAATATGGACACGGAGGGAAATGTAGCTTCTCCTATTTATCGTAATGGCGCTTACGATATGTCTGGTGTTTATGACCATTCAAAAGATCAGATTACTAATGATCCTCGCATTCTCGACTTAGCTGCAATGATGGCATCAGTAAAGGGACCTAATTACGTCCCCGACGCTGCTACTCTTAAGAGTATCAATGATGTTACCACAAATGAGATAAGCGGGCAACATGACCCACATGGCTTGATGGCTGCTGGTATGCCAGCTAACCTTTTCAGGTTAATTGGCACAGGTGTCCCTGCGATGGCCCCTGTCTTTCAACAGTTCAGTGCTACCCCACAAGGTTCACAACTTGTTGCCCAAGGCAATCAGGAACAAGGCAAACAAATGCCTTCTGGTTCTGCTTCTGGTCTTAGAGAAGCCATTAAGGGCCTTGGAATTGGTGTGGGACTACCTGCTCTTGGTGGTGCTTTTCTTGGTGCTTTTGGTGGTGGTCTTGGTTCTCTTGGAGCAGCAGGTGGAGCTATTCCTGGTTCTACAGGTGAGTTACTTGCTGCTAACACCCTTGGTGGTGTAAGTACAGATGTAGCTGCTGGAGCAGCAGGGGCGGGTGCGGGCGCTGCTGGAGAAGCTGGTTTAACTGCTCCTGGCCTAATGACAATGGGGCCTGCTGGCACAGAAGCTCTTGGTGCTGGCTCATCTCTCGCAGGTGGACTTGGTTCTTTGGGCACTCCTTTACAAGCTGCTGGTGCAGCAGGGAGTTTAGCTAGTGCTGCCGGAGGGGGAGGTAGTGTGGATCAAAATGGTTCTGATTATGCCTTAGGGCAGATGACTGGTAATCCTGGTGGATTGATTCCTAACAATGCTATGGGCAACACTGCTGCTAATCTAGGTGCTGCTAGTGGTATAGCGGGTGCTGTAAATAGTGGCATAGCTGGTGCTAAGTCCATTACTGGCATCCCTGCAATCGACAACTTACTCAACAGTCTTACAGGCAGTGGTGCTGCTACAGGTACTTACCAATTTCCTTGGGGAGATGTGTTCAAAGGTATAGCTGGAGCTATTGGTTCTAGCACTGCTAGCTCTGACTACCTCAAAGCGATCCATGATGCTGCCGCTGCTGCGGACCCGTTTGCTAGTCAACGTCCTCAGTACCAACAGCAATTCAATGACATCAACTCTGGTAAAACTGACATTAACCAGATGCCGTTTATGCAGAACCTTACCAACACTGCTGTCGATAACACTGCTCAAAGACTCTCTAGCAAGTACGGTGGAGATGTCTCTTCTCTTGGTGTGAGGAACACTGTTGCTAACAACGTGAATGCTGCTAACGCTCCTGTGGCTATGAACTACCTTAGTCAGATCGGCAACGCTGCTGGTGCTAACATCAACCCACAGTCTGGAAATATTCTAGCTACCGGTGCTAACAACGCTTACAACCAATCTCAACAGACTGCTGGCAACCTTGGCTTTGCTGCCAATGCTGCATTCAATGGTCAACAGCCTAGCTTCATAGATAGTCTTTATCGTGCTACTCAAGGTCAACCGGCTACCAACGCTGGCCTTAGCTCACTCTTTTCGGGGTAAATAATGGCAAACGTAACTTACGATTCTCCTGCTAGTTTGGGTGGGCAGTTAGGTTTTCAACCTGACGGCTTCCTTGGTGGTGCTCTGTTCCAAGAACATGAGGACGATAGGCGTAGTGCTGTTCAGTCTGGACAGGCTATGAAGATACTTGGGTATCAGGAAGAGCAGAACAAGCTTAAAGACTACAATCTTGATGAACCTGTTCGTGCCTCTAAACGTCTCAGTGACATGGCTACCTATGATGCCAACACTCCCGCTGTAGCTAATTCTATTGCTGGTGGACAGGCTGCCGAAGGCGACGTTAAAGCTCAAACGATTAAGCAACAGGTAGGCTTGAAGACACAAGAACTTGCTGATAAGCAAGAGGCTGGTAATCAGATCAAGTTTAAGAATCACATGGCTAACATTGATGGACTGGCACCTATCTTGAATCAACTAGGTCCTGATCCTCAGTCTATTGAGAAGTATCAACAGATCAGACAACAACGCCCTGATCTTGGTCTTCCTGCTCAATTTGATCCTACCCACATTCGTCAGATGACCTTTGTGGCTAATGCCTATATGGATCAGGAAGCGAAGAGGCAACAAGCTGCTGAGATGGCTAAACAAGCTGCTGAGACTGCTCGCGCTAAGTACACCGCTGACACACACCTTAAGGGTGTTCAGGGAACTAATGCTACTAGCGTTAAGGTTGCTGAACTCAATAAGGAAGCTCGCCTTGCTGTTGAAAAACCTCTTAACATGTCCCAAACGGAAGCTGACTGGAGAGACACACTGAGCAAAGGACCTTCTGAGAAGGATGGTGGTGCTGCCTATGAAGCAGCTACCAATGGTATGAGAAGTTTGATCTATCAAAAGGTCTCCACTGATCCTCAGTACAAAGCCCTCAGTCAAGCCTATGGCCTGGCACTCCTTGGGGATACCCCTGAGAAGAAGAAATCGGCTGCTGATATTCAGAAGCAAATGACAGACCTAAAAGAAGAGATCACCATGACTGCCCTTGGCACTGCTGGTGGCAAGGTTCTTCGTAATCCTGCTGGTGCTGCTGGTAAACCTATTGATCCTGGTACAGATGCCTTAAGTGCTGACATGAAAGCTAAGGTCGAGTCTCTTGGTCATAAGTATGAACCCAATAAATACAGGTACTTCATTGAAAATGGAAGACTTAAAGCGGAGCCTAAATAATGCCCGTCATTGATCTCGGCCCTGCCGAAGATAAGACAATTGATCTTGGCCCGGTTGAGGAAAAGAAACTAGGACAGAATTCCATCGGTGCCTATGGCCTTGGAGCATTGGGCGCTGCTGCTGACGTTGTAGGGCAAACTCCTGGTTTCATTGGAGCCTTAACTGCTGCTGGAGCACATGGCCTTACCGGTGGTGATACTGGGCGTTCTCCTATGCAAACCCTTCAAGAAGTAATGGGGTCTGCCAGTAAAGGTAATCCCCTTGACTACGTTCCTGGGATGGAATCCCTGCGTAAGTTTCCTGGCTATGAGGGCACCAGCAAAGCTATAAGCGGTATGCTTACTGAACCCACACAAGGGTACGGTAACGTTGCTGCTTCTGTTGCTTCCCACTTCGGGATGGAAGACAAAGCTGTAGCCAAGTTAGGTGAGAACGTGGATGCTGGATTACAGGCTGCCGTACTTTTGGCTGGCTTGAAACCTCACGCTCTCCCGAAACCTGGGACAATGGAGTTCTTCCAACAGCGTGCTAAGCTCGAAACCTCTATCGACCAGATTAGGCAGAATGCTGCTGTTCGTGAACAGAACATTAAAAACGACCCTCTCCATGAGTCGAACAACCCTATCCTCCCCTCCCTGCCCAAGAAGCAGGTCCGAGACCTTGGAGAGATAGGCAACTTTGAACAGACTCCTGAGGTGCTCAATCAGGACTTCCGCATGTCGGAAAGGGCTGGTGAAGACCCCAGATCACTCGACGTTCAAGTCGATCCCTTGAAGGCAGGACTGCCATTTAAGCCGACTTTGGACGAGACTGCTCCTCCTACCTCCGTACCCTTTGATAAGACCCCTAGTGAGCCTACAGGTGCCCCTACGCCTGGTTTCCAGATGCAGGGAGTTGACTACAAACCTGCCCTGAAAGGGCCTGAGGCTGTAGCTATGCCTGAGAAGCAGAGGATCGCTGGAGAACAAGCTGCTGCCTATGTCAACAAGATGATAGAGCAGAGAAAAGCCCAGAATGTAGCTGATGAAGTGCAAGGCAAGATGCTTGGTGGCACTGGAGCAAAAGGCTTTGGACAAGGCGGTGCTGTTCAGTTCGTACAAGGTGGCACTAGAGACAATAACACTAGGCAGATTCCTGTCCATGAGAACCCCACTAGGGATTCAGCTCAGCAACTCGCCCATAACTCTAGTGAAGGTGAAATCCGGGGTCTCTATGATCCTACTACTAAGAGCACCCATTGGTGGGATGCTGCAAGGGACACCCATGAGTATATGATTAGGAAACTTGGGATTGACCCAAAGTCTCGACACCTCTTCTTAAAAGATGGTGAAGTGGCTGACACTGCTTACAGATTTGCTGGTGAGACTCGTCACCCGGATATGCCTTGGGTCACTACTGATAACATCACCAGGTCCCTACACACTTCTGAAAAGAACCCTTACTTTGAAGCTGGAACAAATCGTCCTGCATATCTAGGACAAATGGGTGTGGGTTCTGGTCAACGTGGTGGCCCTAAGCAACCCTCTGCTGCCAAGATCGGCAAGATGCAGTCTGCTGCTGAAAAGCTGGCTTCTGACAAGGACCTGGTTGACAAGTACAAAGCAGGTGACTCTAAAGCTTTTGAAGGTATCTACAACAAGTATTCTAACATGATCCTCAAGGTAGCTAGTAGGATGACCCGTGGCGATGAAATGGCTGCTCATGACATCGTTCAGGAAACCTTTATCAAAGCTACCAAAGGTCTTCATGACTTTGACTTTAGGAACAATGTACAACTCTCTACCTGGCTCTATGGCATTGCTAAGAACGCTATCAGAGACAAGGTTAGAAAAGAGATGCGTAGGCCCAAAGAAACTGTAATGACTGACGCAGAAGGTGAACACACAGGCTATGATACTGTACGCCACGATGAGGGCATGTCCTCTGAGATTCCCCCTCCTGACAAAGTTATGGAACAACATGAACAGGAACAACGTGTAGCTCAAGCTGTTGAATCTTTATCTGATTCTGAACAACTTACACTAAAGCTGTGGAAGGATGAAGAACTCTCTTACGCTGAGATAGCTCGTCTCCAAGGCATCCCGCAAGGGACTGTTATGTCACGTCTGTCTGCTATCAAAGATAAGCTAGCAGCTAAACTTAAACAAATTACAAGGGCAGAGACTAGCCCCCAAGCTAGAACCATGCGCCTTAACCGTGGGCCTGGTGGGAAGCAACGAGGTGCTATTCAGTTTGAGTTCTCTACTCCTGCCAATGGGAAGTCTAGGGCTGAGAACTTTGTTCAGAACGTTGTAGATGCAACCAAGGCGATCAGGGATAAGTTTGACTACGTGCCCCTGACTACGACCCTGCCTGAGTACATGGCGGAGCGTCCTGAGATTTGGAAACCTGAGAACATAAAGGACATTGACCGTGGCGATGTGCCTGCCCTCAACTTCAATCAAGCTAGGACTAATTCCATTCTATACGAGAAACTTGGGGCAGCCGGTGCTATCTTACGTTTCGCAAATGATAGGGTTATACAAATCACAAGAGCTAGTGATCTTGCTACCGACAGGCAGATCAAAGCCACTATAGGCTCTGATAGTGCTTGGGGGCAACTTGACAAGGAACTGCGTCCAGAACTCGTCCAGAAGATAGTTGAGAATGCTGGTAACACCTTGGGTGTAGAGGCATTTTCCAACTCTAAGCTCTTTGACGCTTACAAAGAGATTCGCTCTGCTCTTGATGACAGTCTTGACCGCATCAACCAAGCTGCCAAGGACGTGGGTAAGAAGGGTTTCAGGAAGCTTGAAGGGTACT